ATACTACTGCACCAGTCAACAATAGACCACAAGTCAGTAAAAGTAACAATCAAACATCTATCTACGAAATGTTGATTAAAGAGTTTGGTTACGATTTAAACGAAGCACCAGCAGTACCGAATCCGTATCAAGGTGCAGATGCTGCTAAGTTTGCAGCAATGAGCCCGCAAGATCAAGCATGGTTAACTAAAGGTGGTGGCGTTCCTGATATCAACGATGAGTTTATTTTGGCTCGTGCCCCTAACAAAGGTAAAGCAGCTGGAGGTGCGGCACAACCGGCTGCACCGGCCCAAGTCCCAGCCGGAATTAATCCAGAAACGGGTGAGAAATATGATGATGGCACAAATGCTCCGTTACAAGAACCGCCAGGTGCTGAGAAACCGGCAGGGGGAGGCGATACTGGAGAAGTTCCTGGAGTAACAACTCAGTCAGGTGCAACGCCAACAGTCCCAGCCGGAATTAATCCAGAAACGGGTGAGAAATATGATGATGGCACAAATGCTCCGTTACAAGAACCGCCAGGTGCTGAGAAACCGGCCGGAGGGGCAGCACAGCCAGCGGCACCAGCTGCACCAGCTGCTAATAAATCAATGACTCCTGCAATCACTGCTTATGCAGCCTCAATGGGTCTACTAAAAGGCGGTAAGCCAGATGTTGCTGCTATTAAGAAGTTTCAACAAGACAACGGATTAAAAGCAGACGGTATTATTGGTCCTAACACTGCAGGTGCTATTCTATCTGCACAAAAGCCCGGAATGGCAGGTAGTGGGCGTGGAGGTCAAGGCGGACCAACAGCGGCACAACTAGCACAGGCACCTAAGCCAGCAGGCGGTGGTGCACAACCGGCTACTGGAAGTGTGAAACCTAGATATAAAACACCTCAAGAATTTGATAAAGAAATTGATAGATTTAGTAAAAGTGCAAATCCCAACTTACCACCAAATGCAAGATATATTGCTACCTTACAAGCCGAAAAGGCTGCATTGAGCGGCGGTGCACCACAACCGGCGGCACCAGCAGTTGCAAAACCTGCATTGCCCGGACAAATTAGCGATACCCCGGCGGCAGAAAGTGTCAAATCACAAGATGATGCTATCTTGGAACGAATAAGAACAGCATTGTTTAGATAAAGAAAAAGCGCCCCAGGGGCGCTTTTTTAATGCCAATTGCCTTGATAACAGTGCAATAATTCGTGTCCTAATGTGTGCATAGTGGCTCGTTGAGGCACAATGATTACACAACGATTGCCGTCCCAAAAACTGCATGCATTAACTGCAAACCCAAATGACTTGCCCAGTCTTCGACGACTTTCTGTTTCGCATGCTTGTTGAACATTGGGCACTGGTTTTACCGTGATCAACATCTCCTCGTGAGTGTTTTTGTTCATTTCAAATTTTCTGTTGGGATCATCCCAATTTTGTGCATAAACACTTTGGCTTATAATCAGCATTGCTGTCAGTAGTTTTTTCATCATTAACGTTGACCTTAAGTTACTAAGTAGTGTATACTATAACATCAAGGAGTAATTATGTCAACTAGAATGTATGGACCCGAAGAAAAAGCCAAATTGGAACGTTTAATTAACGAAGGCCAAAATATCTTACGTGAGGTTGAAGACCTCAAAGAAGGGCTTAGAGAAACTGTCAAGGCAGTGGCTGAAGAACTAGAAGTTAAACCCAGTGTTATCAACAAAGCCATTACTATTGCACACAAAGACAATTGGAAAGAACACGAACAGGCATGGAACGACATCGAAATGATTTTGGGTGTTACTGGACGTTTACCCAAAGATGAATGAACTATTAAAACCAACATTTGATTGGATACGTGATGACTTTAAGTCTAATCGAGTTCGCTTTGTTATTGAACTTTTTGCTTGGGCTATTAGCATTGGTTGTAGTATTACAATGGCGCTCACCGTACCCACTCCTCCGCTTCTTACTCTTTATCCCCTTTGGATTCTTGGCTGTGCTATGTATGCTTGGGCTGCTTGGACTAGGAAATCTTTTGGTATGCTGGCTAACTATTGTCTGCTGACTACCATAGACACTGTTGGATTAATAAGGATGGTATTTTGATGAGACGTTCAAGCATTAAAACCTCATTTGGCGGAGAAGTTCCTTTTACTAAATTTATTAGTGAAGATTTGGCCACTCAGCAAAGATTATTAGATGCATTAAATCTTGCCATCGAAGACGGATATACTGTTAAACCGGAAGATCCGACTGCAGATTCGAAACGTGTAGATTTAACAGTTCAAGATGCAGAAGGCAATGTTCTACTAGTAATCGAAAGCCAGGATGCTACCGGCTGGTTAGACTCTGTGCATGCTAGTAAAATCATGTACTATATGTGGGACAAGGGATGCGAACAAGGTGTAATTTTATCCGAAGATGCCGATGAGTATATCATGAGTTTTGTAAGGTCTCTTAATACTGATCATAACTTTAGTATCACATTGCTCAAAACACTTATCTACGGCGACGAAAAACCATTCGTTGATTTTGTTCCACTAATAAGAGGAAGTGATATTGAATACACTTCAAATGTAAGAACTCGAACAGAACCAGATCCTCAAAAAGTAAGTTTATTGCAAGATCTTGCAAATAACAATCCTGGATTATTTACTAATGTAACTGGGCGATATGCTAGCCATATTAAATTAGGTGCTAGTTCTATGAACGTTGGTATTGTTCCTTATAAGAATGGCCGATTCTGGGTCGACATCTGGCATGGTGGAAAACATAATACTGATAATTTTAGAAATACTTTTACAGAATTATGTGACCAAAACGGATGGGAAGCCAAATTCCAGCAAGCTCGTGCTTATGTAAATGGAGACGGCGGCGTTGCTGCCGACGAAGGTATTCATATCTTTAAAACATTCATGCAAGCATTAAAAGAAAATAAAATTCATGCCTAACTATACACTAAATAAAAAGTAATGGCAGGCGTGGCCATAATCCGCATTGTAGGTATTTGCAAGCCATAAATTGCATAGGAGAAAACAATTTGTATGTAGACGCATTTTTTCAGCGTGATGCTGATATCATCAAGATAGTTGAACGTAGTAACGAAGGTAAACGGATATTTAAAGAATATCCAGTTCGCTACACGTTTTATCATCAAGACCCCAAGGGCAAATATCAAAGTATTTTTGGAGAACCATTGTCACGAGTGGTATCTAAAAACAGTAAAGATTTCCGTAAAGAACTTGCTATTCACAGCAACAAAAAACTTTACGAAGCAGATATTAATCCAATCTTTTCAACGTTAAGTGAAAATTATCTAAACGCCGAGGCTCCCAAACTCAATGTGGCGTTTTGGGATATTGAGGTGGACTTTGATCCAGAACGTGGCTATGCTTCACCCGAAGATGCATTCATGCCAATTACTGCTATCGCTGTTCACCTACAATGGTTAGACACACTGGTCTGTTTGGCTATGCCTCCCAAGGGCATGTCAGTTGAACAGGCGCAACAATTGGTCAAGGATATTCCCAACACACACATCTTTGACAACGAAGCAGACATATTAGATACTTTCTTAAATTTGATTCAAGATGCAGACATCTTAAGTGGTTGGAACAGCGAAGGCTTTGATATGCCTTACACTGTAAACCGCATTACCAAAGTGCTCAGCAAGGATGATACTCGCAGACTTTGTCTTTGGGACCAATATCCCAAAAAACGTGAATATGAAAAGTATGGTAAATCGGCTATCACTTACGACATTCACGGACGGGTGCATTTAGACAGTCTCGAACTGTATCGCAAATACACCTATGAAGAACGGCATACCTATCGACTGGATGCCATCGGTGAGATGGAGGTAGGGGAGACCAAAACAGTTTACGAAGGTACTCTTGATCAATTATACAAAAATGATTTCCGAAAATTTATAGAATACAACCGTCAAGACTGTGCATTGTTAGATAAACTAGATAAGAAATTGAAGTTTATCGACTTGAGTAATAAACTAGCACATGAATGTACTGTGTTGTTACAGACCACAATGGGTGCTGTGGCTGTTACCGAACAGGCCATTATCAATGAGTGTCATCGCAGAGGCTTCCAAGTTCCCAACAGAATAAAACGCGATGAACTTGAAGACACTGCTGCCGCTGGTGCATATGTTGCATATCCTAAAGAAGGATTACAAGATTGGGTGGGATCGTTGGACATTAACAGTCTGTATCCGTCAGCGATTCGTGCGCTGAACATGGGTCCTGAAACCATTGTGGGACAACTACGTCCGGTACAAACTCAAGAATATATCAATGAACAGACTACTCTTAAGAAAAAATCTTTTGCGGCAGCGTGGGAAGGCATGTTTGGCAGTATGGAATATGATGCAGTGATGCGTCAAGACAAAGCGTTTGACATTACCATTGATTGGGAAAACGGCGACAAGGATGTATTAAGTGCTGCCGAAGTATATCATTTGATTTATGAAAGCAATCAGCCTTGGATGTTAAGTGCAAATGGCACAATCTTTACTTACGAGAAAGAAGGTATCATTCCCGGACTGTTAAAGCGTTGGTATGCTGAACGTAAAGAGATGCAGGCCAAACTCAAAGAATGTATCAAAGCAGGCAACAAAGTAGAAGAAGAATATTGGGACAAGCGTCAGTTAGTTAAAAAGATTAACTTGAACAGTTTGTACGGTGCTATTCTTAACCCAGGCTGTAGGTTCTTTGATAAACGAATTGGTCAGTCAACTACCTTAACAGGTCGACAAATTGTCAAACACATGGCCGGTAAAGTAAATGAAATTGTCACAGGCGATTACGACTATCGTGGCAAAGCAATTATCTACGGTGACACAGACTCATGCTACTTTAGTGCTTACAAAACTCTACAAAAAGAAATTGACAAAGGTAGTATTCCGTGGACTAAAGAAACTGTTATTCAACTTTATGATCAAATCGCCGACGAAGTTAATAACACATTCCCACAGTTTATGTTGGATGCATTTCATTGTCCAAAGACACGTGGTGAAGTTATTAAAGCAGGTCGAGAAATTGTTGCCTCAAAAGGACTGTTTATTACTAAAAAGAGATATGCAGTACTGTATTACGACAAAGAAGGAAAACGAACAGACGTCGACGGCAAGCCAGGTAAGATCAAAGCCATGGGACTGGATCTGAAACGTAGTGATACGCCAGAATTTATTCAAAACTTTTTAAGTGATGTGTTGGAGAAAGTCTTAACTGGTACTACCGAACAAGAAGTATTGGATCATATTACTGAATTCCGCACTAACTTCAAAGCCCGCCCCGGTTGGGAAAAAGGTTCGCCTAAACGTGCTAACAATGTTTCGGCATATCGAGGCAAAGAAGAAAAGGCAGGCAAGACCAATATGCCAGGACACGTTCGAGCAAGTCTCAACTGGAACACTCTCAAACGCATGTATGATGACAAATACTCCATGAATATCACAGACGGACAAAAGGTCATTGTGTGCAAACTAAAAGCAAATCCGCTGGAGTACACATCTGTAGCGTATCCTGTAGATGAACTGAGATTGCCTAAATGGTTTCAAGATCTACCATTCGATCACGAAGAAATGGAACAGACGATTATTGACAACAAATTAGATAACCTTATCGGTGTTCTAAACTGGGACGTCAAGAGCACCGAAGAAAAAAATACATTTAATAAATTATTTGACTTCTAACAAAAAAACCTATATACTAACACAAAGGAATTATTATGAAAGACATTTTACAAGACATCGTAGCACACACTCATAGTCTAGGCTTTTTGCCTCTGGTTAAGATTACCAGCGAAAGCGAAACCATTATTGAATCAATCGCCGAAGATCGATCAGTAGTAGTGCAGGCAAAGACACATAAATTGGTTGACGAATTCGAAGGTGTATTTGGAATGCCTAATTTAGACAAGTTGGCATTGCATTTGAAAAATCCAGAGTACAAAGAAAATGCAAAAATTGCAGTAGTTAAAGAGCAACGCAACGGCAAAGAGATCCCAACTGGATTGCATTTTGAAAATACCATTGGAGACTTTGTCAATGATTATCGATTCATGGTGGCCGAAATTATTAATGAGAAATTAAAAACTGCCAAGTTTAAAGGTGCTAATTGGGACGTAGAATTTCAACCAAGTGTTGCCAGTATTCAACGACTTAAATTACAGGCTCATGCTCACAGTGACGAAACTACGTTCCAAGTTAAAACTGAAAACGGTAACTTGATTTTCTTCTTTGGGGATGCCAGTACTCACGCAGGTAGTTTTACATTTCAGTCTGATGTTAAAGTTAAATTTAAACACAATTGGGCATGGCCGGTGACGCAAGTTATCAGCATCTTAAATCTAGGTGGTGACGTCACTATGCGTATTACTGATCAAGGTGCTATGCAGATCACCGTTGATTCGGGTCTTGCGGAATACAACTACATCTTACCAGCACAGAGTAAGTAATGAATAAAAATCTGACAGCACAGCAAAGCGATTACGCATACTTCTTGCCGGCTACATCAGGTTTCTACTCAACGTTCATAGGCAAACAACGCTATGGAAACTATGTAGATCCTGCACGTATACCACCAAGTTTAGTAAATGGTGTAGAAAGTCTCAACTATCTAAATCCAGATAAAGGTGCATTTTACTTTGATCATTGCCTATACTCTGCAGGACATGCTAACTTAGATCTTACTAAGCCAGACGAAACAGAAGATATGTTTCGTAATAGAGATCGCAGTACCTCGTGGGTATTAGGTGACTCGGGTGGATTCCAGATTGGTAAAGGTGTATGGGAAGGCGAATGGCGTGACCCCACAGGTCCAGAAGTTGCTGCCATGTGGGCAGAAGTCAATGCCAAAGGTGTTGAACTTGTACCACAACTGCACCCTACTGGCGATCCTAAGACTGACAAGAATGGGAACCCCAAGTACACCAAAGTAGATCATCCCAAACTGTATCAAGCCCGTTTAGATGCCGCACAAAAGAAGCGTGAACAAGTATTGACTTGGATGGATGCACTTATGGACTATGGTATGGTGCTTGATATTCCAGCATGGGTAGAACGTAGTCCCGCAGGACGTAAGGCAACTGGTATTGAATCGTATCAACAGGCAGTAAATGCCACTAGATTTAATAACGAATACTTTATTAAACATCGTAATGGCAACTGCAAGTTCTTAAATGTTCTACAAGGTGAAACACACGATCAAGCAGATGATTGGTACCAACAGGTTAAAGACTTTTGCGATACTAAGATCTACGGGGACAAAGCATTTAATGGCTGGGGCATGGGTGGACAGAACATGTGTGATATTCACCTTGTACTCAAACGTCTGGTGGCTCTACGCTTTGACGGACTGTTAGAACAGGGTCAACATGACTGGATGCACTTTTTAGGTACTAGTAAACTTGAATGGGCTGTGCTACTAACAGACATTCAACGTGCTGTTCGTAAGTATCATAATCCAAGTTTTACTATATCGTTTGACTGTGCAAGTCCGTTCTTAGCCACTGCCAATGGACAGATTTATATCAACACAGAAACTGAAGATCGTACTAAATGGGTCTATCGTATGCAGGCGAGTGCGGATGATAAGAAGTATGCCACTGACAGCCGCTTGTTTAAAGATGCTGTATTACAAGATGGTATATTTGAAAAGTTTGAAACTAGTCCGATTATTGATCAAATGCAGATGAAAGAAATTTGCATCTATGCGCCAGGCGACCTAAATAAAAATGGTAAAGAAGGCAAGACATCGTGGGATTCGTTTAGTTATGCACTAATGATGGGACATAATGTTTGGATGCACTTGAACGCAGTACAAGAAGCCAATCGACAATATGATTTGGGCAAATTACCTGCCATGTTAGTTGACGAACGCTTCGATAGAGTGTATTATAAGGATGTAGTTGATGCAATCTTTGCTTGTGATAATAGAGACGATGCCAATGCAATCGTTGAGTATTACAGTAAGTTTTGGATGACTATTATCGGCACACGTGGTGCAACTGGCAAGAAGACTGTCAATGCACACACCAAGGCTGAAGAATTTGGTATTCCTAATGTAGATTTTTCTGACTTAAAAATAGTTAAGAACGAAGAACCTATTGTTACAACTTTTGATAGTTTATTTGAATGACATTACCCGACGAAAGATATCGTGCTGTAGTAAAAACTCAGGAGTTCTTAGTAGAGATCCTAAATACTCCTCGAGTTCCTAAAGCAATTAAAGATAATGCCCGGTGGTGTCTAAGACACTATCCAAGTGCCTGGGATATGAAACGTGCGGCTGAGAATTGTCCCGATTTATTTCAAGAACGCATGGAACCAGTGACTAGGCTTTTTAAACAATACGAAGAAGGCAAGAAAAATGAAGCGTGATTATTCAGACGGTGTGGCTGACAACGTAATTTTCTTTATTGGCAATGAGGTAGAGCATACTCCTGCATTTGGCTTGCGTACACTATTTGTTACTGGAGTTCAACCAGTCGACAATATTGCATTAAACTTACACGGATGTGAGCACATCTTTTTTGGCGCTAATCACAGTTTTAATCCTTCGTTCAACGACTATGATGGTTGGAAGGCTTGGGAAGACATGATCGAATTCTTCCTTAAAAAAGATTATCTATGTAGTCTTGACATTCCATTATCAGCAGTAGAAGAATTTCACGATGGTGGTCTAAACGAACACGCAAACTTTATTCCACAGATAAGAGTGCCAATTCCTTATGTAAAACTTTGGAATTATAATACAATGCTTAAAATAGATGATAAAGATTTTAAGGCAACTAATCCCGGTGTGTGGTCCCACAGTCTACACACACTGATGGATCGTAGTAAGTTTACAGACTGGAATCAATATAAGCAGGACAAAGCACTATGAAAACAGAAAAAAGCACTGTGAAACCTACAGTAAGCAAAGAAGAAGACATACAACAAGATCAATTGTTAGAACTAATGATTAGACAAAATCAATTACTAGAATCCATTGATTGGAAATTATGGGAATTGTATAAATCGTTAGTTAAAGACGAAGAGCCTACTAAATGATTATTAAACAAGACATTCGCCCTAACAAAATGATATGGGTTACTTTTCGTAAAGAAGGTATTCACAAATATCCAGCAGCCGCAACTGATCCCAATTTAGCAACAGGAGACGAATATGACGTTTCGTTTTTGGCTACTCCCCATCGCCATATCTTTCACTTTAGGGTGTGGCTATCTGTTACGCATAACGACAGAGACGTGGAGTTCATTCAATTCAAGCGATGGCTTGAAAAACTGTATTCTAGCGACCAAGGTGTATTGTCGTTAGATTACAAAAGTTGCGAGATGATGTCAGATGATTTATATGACACTATCTCACAAAAGTATCCAGGCCGTGAGGTTTGGATTGAAGTCTCCGAAGACGGAGAAAATGGTTCATTTATTAAGTATTAAGGAAAAGGCTATTATGGCTAACGAACATTTGCAAAAATATCTGCGTATGACTAGAGAAGTTTCTACAATTTTTGATGATTTAGATAATTTTCTTAATTTCTGCAGGTTTGAATTGCTGCCGTTTAATGAAGCAGATCTTTATAATCGAGGAAGCCCAAGTTGGAGGGCGTATGAAAATTCTAAACGCCCTCGTAGAGAATATGGCGATCGTAAAGAATGGAAACCACGAGGTAATAACAGTTATCGGTCACGTTGAACATGACTATATTTCTAATTGATTTAGAAGCGGTTTCTACTCGCTATACCGGCGAGTGGAAATTACACGTTCCTCAACTACTTAAAAAGACAGGACACAATGTCAACATTATATCAGGTCCTACGGATATTCCTAGTGCTACCACTCCTGGAGCATTTCTCAACTTTGGCGGCACTAATATATACAAATCTAGTCAAGTGGAGCAGATGGGTCGCTTATTTTGCAACGGATCCGTTAATCCCGGCGATCATTTTGTGTTTACTGATGCTTGGCATCCAGGTATCATTAATCTAAAGTACATGAGTGAGTTGTTGGGCATTCCAGTAACTACACACGGGTTATGGCATGCTGGATCATATGATCCCCAAGATTTCCTAGGGCGTCTTGTTGGCAACAAACCTTGGGTTAGACATGCCGAGAAAAGTTTCTTTCATGCATTTGATCACAACTACTTTGCCACAGACTTTCACATTAGAATGTTTGTAGACAACTTGCTAGAAGATGGTTATAAAAGTGAGAATCCTTATTATGAAGAAGACTACGACGAGTATCAACTTAGTAGTAAGATAGTGCGTACAGGGTGGCCTATGGAGTATATGGATACTACGTTAACTGCATATAAAAATATGCCCAAGCGTGATCTTATTCTATTCCCACATCGTATTGCTCCAGAGAAACAAGTTGAAATCTTTAGAGATTTAAAACACTGGTTACCACAATATGAATTCGTAGTATGTCAAGATCAGCAACTAACAAAAAACGAGTACCATAACTTACTAGGTGAAGCAAAACTAGTGTTCAGTGCTAATCTACAAGAAACACTGGGTATTAGTTGTTATGAAGGTGCTATAGTAGATGCTATCCCTATGGTGCCAGATCGGTTGTCATACAGTGAAATGTATTTTGATACATTTAAATATCCTAGTAAGTGGACTGAAAACTATGACACCTACACTGCCTACAGGCCTGATCTATGTCGTGCTATTATATCACATATGGACAATTACAAAACTAGATTGCCTATGTTGAAAAAACAAACGGAGACTCTACATGAGCAATTTTTCTCAGCCAACAATCTCATCAATAGATTTACCAAGCACTAAGTCTATAGACGATATATTAAAAGATTGCATGACCATTGCCAGTAGTGCATCTAGCGATACTATCACTATCACCCCCGGCGACATGTCATATAACTATACTACGGCCGGGACCCTTAGTGGCAATACTATAACATTTTCAGGTGCTGGCGCACAGCCAACATATTATACAGGGTCAAGTGGAATTTCAACTATTACATTAAACGGAATAGATGCTAGTAGTTACTCTTTTAACTTACCAGAAGAATGGGTTGAAGCATTTCCGGACTGGCATAGAGTTGAAGATATGTGTAAAAAGTATCCGGGTTTAGAAATAGCCTTTAGAAATTTTCAAACTGTTTATCAATTAGTAAAGGATGATTATGATAATCCAGTTCCTAAAAAATAAATTTTTTAATTTGTTAGAACGCAATGATCGTAAAAGAATTATTATGGACCGTGTGGACAACGAACCGTACCTTGAACGGTACTATGTTTTCCTTAAGGACAGAACATGGTTTCCATTTAATGTGTTTCTACACAAGTTTCTTAAGTCAGACCCCGATGATGTGCATGATCATCCATGGCCTTATGCTACTCTGATATTAAAAGGTGGATACTATGAATGGACTCCTGTTTTTGACAGCGTGGGCAAAATGATAGCCGAAACGTGTACTTGGCGTGGTCCAGGCCATTTTCGTACTTCAAGTGCTAACAGTTACCATCGTATTGAACTCGATCCTAGTGTAGACTGCTGGACTATGTTTATGCCAGGTCCGCAAAAGAGAGAGTGGGGATTTCTTGTAAAGAATAAATGGATACCAAATGGCCAATACTTACAACAACGCAAAATCAGCACTTGACACAATACAAAATCTTTATACTACCGGAAGTGGTGGTGGACAGTTTTTAACAAGCGGGTCTAACGGCACGGCATGGTCTAATTCAAATGACACTGTACTCAAGGTTAATCAAAATCCGCCGGAATTAGAAGTTAAAGGTCGGCTAGTACTCAACGGACAAGATTTAGAAGAACGATTAAACACAATTGAAAAAGTCTTGATGATCCCCGAAAGAGATGTTATACTGGAAAAAAGTTATCCGTTACTTAGAAAAAAGTACGATGACTATATTAATACATTAGGTAAGTATAGAACATTTGAAGCAATCAAAGGAGACAAATGAATACAATCACTCGAATCCAATTTTTAGAAGAAACACATAGAATACTAGATGTAGAAGTACAACGATTAGAAAAAATTAGTCCGTTTAATCCAACAATCATTGATCTTAAAAAACAAAAATTAAAAATTAAAGACGATATAGAAAATTTAAAAAACACACAATCAAACAATTGATATGATTACTGATTTAGAAAAGGCATTAAATGAAAAACGAGCACCGTGGACAGAAATTGAATATCGAACAAAAGACTTTTGGATATTCAGAGATGCATATCCAGTTACCCAAGGGCATTTGTTATTTGTGCCTACCCAAGAGTCAAGTAACAATCTCTGGGAGTGCTACAAAGCAGCCTACAAATTCGGATTCGAAGGTGTTGAGTCAGAAAAGTGGGAGGCTTTTAACATCGGCCAGAATGTTGGAGAAGCAGCAGGTCAAACTGTGATGTATCCCCATGTTCATATGATCCCTAGACGCAATGGAGACATGGAGGATCCACGTGGCGGAGTACGTCATGTTATACCAGAAAAAGGAAACTATAAAAATGCAAGTAAGAGTTAAAGAAAATACAGACGAAGTTGGCAAGTGTGGCTGTGGCCGTAGTCCTACAGGCAAGTGCTGTGGATGGCACGGACTTACTGAAGAACAATTTCAAGAACGTCTTGAAAAATATCAAACTGGTCAACAGGATTTAAGTGGAAAAGATCTCTAATACTATTACTGTACTATGGGATAATCAGAATGGATTCTGGTGGAATGAAACTTGTGCTATGGTACTAGAAGTGTTTGGATTGCCTGGCCATAGGTATGAATCAAAACCTGGTACGGAATGTATGAGTTTTACATTTAAGAATCAAAAGGATGCAGTCTTATGTCGAATATTATTAAGCGAGAGACTGTGAAATATTTTGTTGGTTTTCTTTTTGGATTTTTGTTATGGGTGTTTATTCTCAGTATAACTCCTATGCCTGAAAGATCTCATGTCTATGACTGCGGTATGGCAGAATGGCATCCTGATATTCCTAAAGAAGTAAAAGAAGAATGTAGAAGATTAAGAATGTCGCAGCCAGGCGTTACTATATGATGACTAAAATAGGTATTGTTGGTTTAGGATTTGTTGGGGAGGCAGTACTCAATGCCTACGAAACTCTGTTTACTGATGTAGTTGTTGTAGACATTGATCCGTCTAAATCTACAGGTACTTACGCAGATTTGCAAGACTGTGCGGCTGTATTTGTCTGTGTACCTAGCCCATCAAAAGATTCCGGCGAATGCGATACCAGTATATTAAACTCTGTACTGTATATGTTACAGGATTATAAAAATGTAATTATTAGCAAGACCACTGCAACTCCACAGTTCTACGAAAAGATGCAGACAGTCTATCCTAATCTAGTACACATCCCTGAGTTCCTAACTGCGGCTAACGCTAACGAAGATTATCTCAAAGAAATTAATGCTATTATAGGTGGTAAGATTGCTGCCTATAGAAATGAAGCAGAACGTATTATTAAACTAGTACAGCCCATAACAATGGTAGAACATTGTTCAATAGGTGAGGCTGCATTTGTCAAATACGCAACCAACTCATATCTAGCCACCAAAGTAGTGTTTATGAATGAGATGAGTGAGTTAGCAGTAGCACACGGATACCGTTGGGATGCTATTAGAATGTATCTAGCAGAAGACAACCGTATCGGACTAAGTCACATGCAAGTGCCCGGTCCAGACGGATATTATGGATTTGGTGGTATGTGCTTTCCAAAAGACACTACCGCTTGGGTAAAGTATGCAGGTAAACTAGGCGTACAATTGAGCGTATTGAAGTCTGCAATAAAGAAAAATGTCCTATTACGGTTGCAAAAACCTAAATAATCTAGTACAATGTACAATAGTCATCCACGACAATAACTCGGAGAACAACAATTGACAAATAAAGAAACAGGCCTGGACGCAATGGCAGG